AAAAAATTGAGTTGATTGGATTCAGAATAACTTGGTATAATAATTCGTCCTCCATAGTCTCCAGTTGTGCAATACCCAATTTGGTATTTAATAAAATCATTGTCGGAAAGTCCTCTCTCATATAAATACTTCTTTACATTGTTAGCGATAACTGAAGTTGTCGATGCAGCGGATAGCAGCTGAAACTCTTTGGGTATCTCTAATATAGATATCCCTTTATATTCTATTTGTGAACCTTTTGGAAGATATTTTAATATTTCTACTGACTGAGCTTTAGGTGTTTTGAGTTGGTAAAGTAACGATCTAATTGTAGTACCTTTAGTTTCACATACCCAACACTCCCATGGATTCTTTCCGTTCTCATTAGTAGCCATATTAATTTCTAGCTTTGGCTTACGGTGATTGCAGAAAGGACAATGAAATGCGTGATTGCCTCTAGCCTTTTTGTGGCTTTTGCCCAATAAATTTTCAATTGACCCTAAAAGGAAAGTATAGTCCATAACCCAGTCCGTATCTTAACTATAAGATAAGAACTTTTATTCGACTATGCAACTAATTAGACGGTAAGTTCCTCTATAGCTGCTTTAACCGTCTGGTTAAGTAGTTCTTTGTTTTCTACGTCAAGGTAGTCTTCTAGCTTACTTGAGATTGCTTCTGCAAGGTTAGAAATATCTTTGTCAGATAGGTATAACTCTGATTGTGTAACAATCTTTTTCTTCTCCAATATGATTTTTGATAATTTCATAATTAATCTATATCCATTTCGTAATCATCAGCATCTATTCCTTTGTCTCTTAGTTTATTTAAAATATCATCTACTAGAGTAACATCGTAAGAATAAGGTAATTCTAACTTAGTTAACTTATGTAGAAGCCCAACTCCTTCTTCTCTATCAACTTTATCACCATTAACTCTTACACTATATAAGTCACCGTAGTTAGTATAAGCAATATCTATACTACTTATTTTCATACGTTCGTTAAGAATGATATTCATTAATTTCATATCTAGTCGTTGCTACATTCACAGCTTCCACCGCAGCCGCAATCGTTTGGATCTATACTCATAGTTTATATACTTTAACGGTTAAATTACCGGTTCCTTTTATGAGACGATGATATGTCTCTTTAGGTATAAATAGTTTGTTTTCTGATAATCTTTGAGGTATTTGGTTGTCTAGTTGAAACATCCAATCAGTCTTACCTATTGATTGAACATACCTATCTTCTTTATCTCTATGCCATACTAATTCAAATGATGAAGTACTACTCTAGAGAACTCTCTTATAACATAACCTTCTTCTGTAAGTTCAGAGTAAGGTCTACCAGTATCCTGAGAAGTTTGATGATCCACCTAATGATTTCCAATAACGGCCTATATTACAAGACCAATAACCTGCTTTTGTTTTATCTTTTTTCTGTGCACATTTATGACGTGCAGCAAAAGAAGCTCTTGCTCCTTTCTTTTTAAACTTAACTGAAAGTCCTGTATCTCCAAAAGATACCTTTTTTACATTTCCCTTCTTTGATTTAACGTAGACGTAGAATTTTTTACTTCCACCACGTTTAGGTTTGTTAAGAGCAACCTTTTTACCTCTGTATTCAGCTTCGGGTATGTAATCAACTGACGCTTTAAGCATTTCAAAACCATTATAGTCAAAACTTTCGTTTTGTATTGAAACTGCTTTTCTTAATTTGTCCATGTTTATGTTACCCCCTATTGACTCGACTAGTTCTTTGATCATATCAAAGTCTATCATTTCGTCTATAGAAGCTGCTTCATCGATTAGGTCTTCATTTTCGATCATTTCATCGATTACGTTACCTATTTCGAACAGAGGATTATAGTTTGATGATACCATTGGAAGATCTAATGGTACTTTAAGTCCATTATAATCTCCGTATTCACCTATATCTGTTGTTTCTAAAAGTTCTTTATCAGTTTCTTCTAATTCAATAGCCTCGTCTCTAAGAGCTTCTCTTGCTTCTTTAAACAATTGTATAAAGGCATCAGAGCTATAACGGTAGACATGCTCATGTAAAGAGAGTTTATTGTCTAAGTGGTACTTTAATGATGGGTATCCGATAATGTTCTTTAGTTTAATCATAAGTTAAAATCTTTTCTGTAAAACTTTCCTAGAATATTATCGTTTATATAATTATTTCTAGAATCTAATACTTCATTTATAAATAGGTGCTTACATTCAAAATACGTTAGCTGCTTCTTATTAGGTACATATTGTAATATTTTCTTACTGAAAGCTGATGGACCGTCATTTTTTAATAATTCTTTTATTTTAAGATGAGAGCCAAAATAGGATAACCAGTCTGATTCAGTTATTACTTTTTGTTTACGAGGCGTTCTACCTCCTATACCTTTTGATTTTCTTTCTAGTCTTAAAGCTTCTAAAGCTTTTTTACCTAGTCTTTTATTTCTCTCAAAAAATAATACTTTCTTACCTATATATTTCTGTTGAGTTTTAATATGTGTCACTTCATAGATAAATCCATAAGTGCCTTCAGGCATATCAGATATTTCGGTAATTAATTTACCGTCGTAAGTCCAAATTGGTTCTGTCATAATTTAAATATCTAATTTAACTTGTATAGCTAATTCTGTATTAGATGGTTTAGTTAGGGGCTGACCTAGTTTACAAACTGCTATTAATTCTTGAGCATCATTATAGAGCCCTATAGATGTAATATAAGGATTAAAATACGAACCAGAAACATTATCTTTAAGTTTATTATCTGATCCTGTAAGTGCAGATGGATTTAATGTGTGGTTGTATTCGTAGTCGGAAACTTTGCAATGATAGTTATATGTGTAAATGGGTTGGTTAGATTTAAATGCTATAGAGTCAGCTTTACTACTACTAAAATGTTGAGCAGCTTCTTCATTAGTAATTATTGCTACTCCGTGGGAGTAAATTATATTTCCCACATTAGTGTCGTAATTAGAAGCAGATAGAACTAATTCTCCTTCTCCGTTATCTATAATAGGTAGTCGTGCTCCAAAATAAGTTGAGCCGTTTTGATCAGCTGTTATCTTAAACGAGTTTGGTTCTATATGTGTTCCCGTAATGTTTCGAGGTATAGAGTAAACATGTGCTTGAGTGTTTAAATATCTTGAACCAGAAGTAAAACTAGACTGTTCATAGTTATCGAAAAATTTAGAAGAAGAGAAGTCTGATATAGGGACTGAATTACTCCCTGTTGCTTGGTTGTATAGGTATGGATCTAAAATCGACCCGTTAGTATTATTATAGTTTGAATAGTATAATTGGTGAATGCTTTTAAAAACTAATTCCTTATAGTAACTACCTTGATTGCTAATATTACTTCCAGTAGGGTTAGAGTCGTATACTGCTCCATCTAAGTATATATTACCAGAGCTTGATTCAGCAACTAATGCTTGTATGTTATATGTATTAAAGCCACTGCCGGAAATATTCCAGTTCTTCTTAGCTACATACGTTGTTACAAACGCATCTGTTGATTTTAATTTTTTGAATGCACTCATTCATTAATAATCTAATTTGATCCTTACCAGCGCTTCTTTTGTAAAATCTTTTAATAATGGAGTAGATAGCTTAGCTACAGCAAGTAAATCATTACTGTCGTTATAAAGTCCTACTTGTGTAATATAGCCTTGAGGATTATCTATCATCGCACTATGTCTCAATTCACCAGAGCCGGTTATGTTAGACGGATTGGTAGAGTAGTTAAATTCACTGTTTCTAGCTCTAACAAAAATAAAGTTAGACGATAATGTTTCGTCAGATCTTAATTTAAAAGAAGAACCTGATTCTATAGAAAAGAATAAATCTCTTTTATTATCATTAGTAGCAGTAAAGGTAGTGCTTGTACCTGATGTTTCATTTAATGACTGTATTACACTTTGGCTATCTAACTGTGCTGCATCTAAAGCAATAATTCCAACGTCAGGGTATAGTTTACCGTATTCAATATCACTGCTATGTACTGTTCCTTCTGAACCTGAGTAGATACTATACACTCTTCCTGCGTCAGTAAAACTATCAGTTGTTACATTTTTACTATTATCAGTTAACACAATAGACGTTGATGAATCTTGTAATTTAAGAGCTAATGTTCCAGGAAGTACTTTTTCTTTGAATCTAGATCTTTGTAAAGAAATAAAATAAACACTATTAGGAGTCCTTGTTTCACTTCCAGAAATAAATTTAAAGTCTGTATCTTCATCTCCATTTAAAAGAGTTCTATACTGCCCATATACTGTAGATGAATATCCTTTTCCATTTTCACCAGTATCGTATAAAGCTGAACCACTTCCTGCTTTATTTCCGTAAGCTATAGCAAATTGTATTTCTTGTGCTGCTGTTGAAGAGTTATAAACATGGTAAAAGTACTTACCTGAGTTAGCTGCTTCTTGTGTACTACTAGTAAAGAAAGTAGACAGAGTTGTAAGGTTATCACTCCAAGCTGGGGAAGTAATTGAATCCGCACTAACTACTATATCGTCTTGATCGAATCTTCTGTATGACATAATTAATTATTT